TGTGAAATATCATACTCTGTTCATATAAATACGAATTAGAAGCTACAAACATTTTCATGTTCTTAAATATAGGTCTATTTGATAATGTACTTATTATAATTACTTGTTTGGTCTGTTTATTGCATCCCTTCATTTGATTTCCTAAAAAGGATCTTAGAGGGGAGAGACTTGCGTCTCAGCAATGAATGACCTACAATGAATTACCTAGGTATATTACTGTAATAGAAAACCTGTTCCTTCGAGATCGGATTAGCTCTGAAAAGGGCTGACCTAATTTTAGAAGGTTATTGGGTCCTATAATGAAGATGTGGAAACTGTCTGGTATTACTTTTACTATCACTTATTGGTCTGAGGTCTTAAGGCTAGTGGTCTGTTATGTTGATGAGCGTAACAGATTCACTCCTTCAACCTCGGTATGGGTGAAAACTCATAGAGGTAAGCGTTCCTTGACTTCTCTTGCAGGTTTGCCAATGTGTTTACCTATCAGGATAAAGACACTTTGCTTACGTGTTAAGAAGGGAATTGCCTCTGGATCTTTATCCAGAGGTGATCTTGTCCTGTTTAAATTGTTACTTACTGCACTCTCATTCTTCAGAGCCACTTCTCCTGAATGGGCTGAGGTGAAGAAGTCGACGATTACTGATCCTTTTGGGGGTCAGTCTCAGACACTTCCAACCAAATCCATTGAAGCAGCTTTGAAATCTATGGGATGAAGGAAATATCGTGGTCCTAAGAAGATTCGTGATTGTCTTGAACCATTAATTACTGATTTTAGATCAGCAATTCTTGAATTAAGGGAATCAGGATTGCCTGTTTTACCATTTCTGTATTCGGTCCCATTTTTATTTTTTATTATTAATGGTAAGAATCCAGTTGGTAAAAAGGTAATGCGTCTTTTTAGATCATACGTTTCTTTCCGCTTTAAGGGGGATACTATGTTTAAATCAAAACCTAGTATCTTTCAATTTTCACAGAAGGCAGGACCAAATGCTAGCCTGGCAATACTTGGTATTGGGATAGACTTGCTTGGGTGAATGCTAAGACCAAAAGGTTATACTCAGTATTGTTTAATGTGTTATACACGTGGATACTGAGTACTTTTAAATACTTTTGTTCTTAGTTCCGTTCTACTCTTACCCGTGGCTATTGTGTTCTGATTTATAGATCATAAACCTTGACTAGGCCGCATTGCGGTTCTAGAAGAGGCTCGGGGAAAACGTCGTTTGATTGGGATTACCGATTGATGAACGCAAGTACTCCTAAAACCTCTGCATGACGACATTTACTCATTTTTGGGACAAGTTCCTCAAGATGGGACAAATGACCAATCTAAGCCTATTGTGGCATTGCTCAATAGCTTAGATGTAAAATGTACTGTTAAAACAGGAGGAAAGAGGCTGCAATCAATGGATCTTTCCGCTGCGACGGACCGTCTTCCCGTTGTTCTACAAGAGCAAATCCTGAACATCCTTGGGTTTGAGGGTACACTATGGAAAAATGTACTGGACAGAGAGTGAGACCTCAAGGGGGAAACCGTCAGATATTCTGTTGGTCAACCTATGGGGGCATACTCCTCATTCGCATGTCTAGCTCTAACACACCATGTCATTGTTAGGGTTGCCTCAATTCATGCAGGTGTCAATCCCAAAAAATTGCTTTATGCGGTTCTAGGGGATGACGGTGCTCTTGCACACGAGAAGGTGGCAAAATATTATCGCGATATCTTTATGCAATTGGGTATGAAGATCAATCCGATCAAAGGTTTTGATGGAACGGTATTGGAGTTTGCCAAACAACTTTGAACTATCAATAAGTACAACATATCTCCACTTGGTGCCAAAAACATTTTACTCTTTATGCGTAATGTCGAGTTTCTGCCATCTATCATCTATGAGTTAATAGTTAAGCGATTCCCAATGTTCAAACTTGAAAAGAAAGCTAAAGCTTTACTGAATAAGGTTGGTATTGAAGATTACAAAAACTATAGAAACTGAAAGAGAAGCGCTGACGGAGCCCGTGCATTGCCACTCATCAACTTTACGGCCTTAGAAAGTCTTATTTTAAAACTCTTTTTCCAAAAGAGGATTAAAAAAGATGGGAAATTTGTAACTGTTAAGTCTGATAGACTTGCAAC